GGATTTTAGAATAGAGAAACTAATTTCTACTCGTAGTATGTCTCAAAATTCTCTTTATCATTTATTTTTAGATGTAATATGTAAAGAAACAGGAAACGACCATAATAATTTACACGAGTATCTTAAAAGAGAATTACTGCCACCAAAGTTTATAAAGATAATGATAAGTGGTAAAGAAGTAGAGAGAAAAATTCCCACAAGTACAACAGAATTAAACAAAACCGACTTCGCAGATTATATGGATAAAATTAGTAGTTTAACAAACGTGCCAATACCAGATACCGAAGCATTTAAAAATTGGCGAGATACAGAAGTATAATCTTTATTAACTAACTTTATAAGATGAAGAAGCAAGAAAGCCAACAAACTTATATAGAACATATCTTACTAAACTATGGTAGAATAAGTAGAAATAGATGCCTTGAAGAAAGAATAACTCGCTTGGGAGCTTATGTAAATATTCTAAATAATTCTGGTTGGGAAATAAAAGGTCGCTATGAAAAGAAAAATGGAGGGCTAGATTTTGTCTATGAACTTATTAGCTCCCCTTTCAAGAAAGTAATTTACAAGATAGACGGAATGAATAAAGAAATTATTAGATATGAAAAGTAAAAATATGAAAATAAATATTTGTCCCGATAAAAGAGGTAATGAACTATGCACCGATGGAAAACACACTTATCACGAGTGGAATATAACTCACGGTGATGGCTGTAATTTCTGTCATAGTAAATATTTCTTTAGTTTAAGAAAGTGCCACATTTGCGAAGAAGAAATAAAAGAAAATATTTACTGTGAATGTGAAAGATGCTCTAATTGTAAGAAAATAATTAAAAGATAAATTATTAGATTTGAGAAATAAAAATATGGCAGAATTAAAGAAAAGAATAAATATAAAGAAGAAAGGAAATCACTTTGAAAATGTCTGGGCGAACTTTCTCAAAGATAATGGAATAAAAGCATTTAAAGATACTATGTCTGGTGGTGGTAATAGAGAAAAAGGAGATGTTTCAAATGATTTAAACTTGCATATGGAAGTAAAAGCAGTTGCTGGAATAAATTTGCAAAAAGTATGGAAAAAAGCACTCCTAGAATGCGAAAAGACACATAACTCCCCTTTAATTGCAATTCACTTTAATGGAATGCCCGAAGACAGATTTTTAGTAGTGATAGATAATTATGATTGGTTAGAACTTCTTAAAAAACCAGACGATGAAAAAGTAGAAACTTCATATCAAGACGATACAGATTTAAGAAATAAAAAATGGGCGATAAACAATCTTATAAGTTATGCGAAAAAAGTAATAAAATTATATGAATAAAGTAATCACAATAAAAGTATACGAAACCTCAAGAGATAGAATAAAGGAAAATTCAGCTAAAATGCAGAAAAAGACTAAAGTAAAAACTACAATGCAGGATTATGTTGAAGAATTGAGTAAGATAGATTTAAGTAAAAAAGAGTAATTTGACAAAATTCTTTTTTTGTAGCAACTTTTAACCTTATTTTACAAGCCAAAATAGAAATTGAAACAAAATGAGTTATCCACATAATTCCTTGCATAGTAGTAGTAAAAGTAGTAAGATATATAGAGAGATAAGAAATTTGGATTGTGCCTTGAAAACTTAATCGGAGAAAAAATTATGATTAAAAATAAAATTCCAGTTTTGACTTCAAAAGATAAAATGTATCTTTATAAGTTATTAAATAGGGATTGGATATTTAATGTGATACTTGATTCTTGTGAAGACAATAAAAAAGAATTTAAAGAATTAAATGGAGTATCAATAAAACAAGCAGAAAAATTATTACATAAGTTGCTAGATGTTTTAGTTAGAAGTTAGTAAATTATTAACCTTATCTATCTCGTTCTGCTATCAACTGATAAGGTGGGTAGCAGAGCAAGGTAAAACCTCCGATTAAGTTTCTAGGGTACAATCATTGAAAATTAGAGTGTTTAAAGATAGAGGCTACGGACAGTGAGCCGTTAAAAGATAAGGGATAGTAAAGGTAGTTGCATAAGGTGGACTTAAGTAAAATTAGGGTAAACAGCTGATAACCACACTACCGAGAAAATATATCTTAAACTTGTCCTAATTAACGAGTGCCTAATCGGATATATATTACTGCAAGTCAAACCTTGCCCTCTATCTCTAAGCACTTTAAATCAAATTAACCCTTATCTAATAAAATTATGAATAAAAAAAGATTTAAAAAAATGGTATCACGAGGTAAAGGTCATACTTTTCTTAAAAAATGGAAAACTAAAAGAAAATTGGTTAAAAAAGTTCATTATATATTAGTAATAATTAGTAAAAAAGGTATAAAGTTTCATTGTGAAAAATGTGGTAATGAAAATGGTTATACTTGGAAAGTATGGGGAAAAATGTGTGATAATCCTATTAAAATCTAGATAATTATTATATTAAATAATATGAGACTTAAAAAATATCAAAAACAAATATCTCAAGAAATGCAAGAGTTAAGAAATAAACTTCCTAAATATTCTACTAGAAGTGAACTAGAAACTGAAATGGCAATAAATAAATACAGAGCAATAGCTAGAAAAAAACAGATAGCACTCCAAAAAATAGATAACGAAATAAAACCTTACTCTATCTCAACCTATATGATTAAAGAAAAAAGAAAAAATTTATTAGAATGGTTTGGTTTAATTATTAGAAATATGTTTTTAGGGTTAAAAGAACTCAAGCCCTAGATTATAACAATTAATTATCAGGTCTTTAATGGAGAGGAGAAATATATGAGAAAAACAATAAAAGAATTAGAGAATAGTTTAGAACACGCCCAAAAAAGTAGAGATACTTATTATCAAAAGTGGCAAGAATTAGAAGAAAAACTAAAAAAGGAAAAAGATTCTAAAATGTTTGATTTGAGTCAAGAGAATAGACGATTTGAAGGTTTAACTTTTACTTTGCGAGAGATTATTCGTTGGCAAATAAATCCAGAAACCGCCAAGTTTCCTTTTATGCCAGAAAAAAGTCAAAGAGATAAAAGAATTTCCAGAACTTATTAAATAACATAGATTAAATATATGGATGAAGAAATGAAAGAAGTAAATAGACAAATAAAAATGGGTTGGAAACGAGGTAGAGATTTTGGCTTGTTTTTAGGAATAGTTGGAACACTTATTTTTGGTTTAATTATAAAATTAATTTGGTAAATATATGAAGAAATATAGTTTAACAAGTAATAAAATAGAAGTATTGGGAACAACACTATTTCAAATTAAAGCAGAAATGAGTTTTGGTAGTGTAAGTAAGGGAGATTTAGGAGGTTATATAGAAAAAGAAAGTAATCTATCAATGGAGGGCAATGCTTGGGTCTATGGCAATGCTCAGGTCTCTGGCAATGCTCAGGTCTCTGGCGATGCTCAGGTCTCTGGCGATGCTTGGGTCTCTGGCAATGCTTGGGTCTCTGGCAATGCTCGGGTCTATGGCAATGCTCAGGTCTCTGGCAATGCTCAGGTCTATGGCAATGCTCAGGTCTCTGGCAATGCTCAGGTCTCTGGCAATGCTCGGATCTCTGGCGATGCTCAGGTCTCTGGCGATGCTTGGGTCTATGGCAATGCTCGGGTCTCAGCAAAAATGCAATATATAAAAGGTTGGTTTTTAGGTGGAGATGATACAGGTAAAATCACAGACATTACAGATAAAACTGGCTCAACTTATTGGGAAAATCAATATGTATTAGGAGATTATGAAATCACACCTATTGAAGATGAGAAACCACAAGAAATATCTCTTAAGGGTAAAGAAGTAGAAGTTAAATTAGATGGTCGCACTTATAAAGCTAGAATAGAATAATATGTCTAATTTACAAAACAAAGATACATTTATAGAGAGTAAACATAACTTTGAAAATCTATTTTTTATTAAATTAGGTGAATTAGTATTATTAAAAGGCACTGAAAATATAAATTACCAAGATTACATAGATATATCTTTCAAGATTTACACAGAACAAGCAAAACTACATAGAAAGGAGATGGAGGAGATAAAAGATTATATTGATGGTTATTATGATGAAGCAGATGTTAAAAAAGTTATAAAATTTATCAATAACAAACTAAACAAATAACTATGTCTATATTAGAACAAATAATTGAAAAATTGCCGAAAGAGATAAAACAGGAAATCATAGATAGTTATGACGAAACAAATTCTCGTGATGAAGCAGTAGAAAAAGGTAGAATGTTAGGTTTCAACCAATGTCGCACAGAAGTCCTTGCCCTCCTCCCCGATATACTTGATGTCGTGAAGAAAGAAGCAAAAAAGTTAAAGTGTGAAAGTTCTTCTTTATTTAAAGGTAAATATTCTACAAAAATAGAAGCAGAAGCATTTTATGAAGGTATAAAACTTGGTAACAACAAAGCCCTAGACGATTTTATTAGCTTTATTAGATAAAAAATAATCTATGAATAAACAAGAAATAAGAGATTATGTAAATAATTTTAACGATTTAACTAATATAAATTCTATCCAATATAGAAAAGTCTGGGAAATTTTAACACAAACAGGAAATATAAATGACCCAGAAATACGAGAATTGATATATTTAGCAAAAAACAAAGGTATTATTAGATAAAAAATAAGATTATGAAATATAAACCAGAAGCAATTTTATACGAAGATGTAAATGGAGTTTTTACACTATATTGTAAAACAAAAGAAGTTGCCCAAAAGATTATGCAAGAAACTATAAACGAAAATGAGATTGAGGGTATAGTTATTGATTTAGATGATATAAAAGAAGCCACAATGTATAAAGGTCATAGAAAGTGTGGTGGATATAATATCGGAGATAATGTTTGTTGGGAATGTGGAGAGGATATGAACCACAGACCGATTAAAACTTTTATTTATAATTTTTAACAAACCAATCCCATTAGGGATAAAAAATAAGATTATGAAAGAATTAGTTAAATTATACGAAGAATATAAAAAATCAAAAACTTGGTGGAATCCCGAAGATACAACTTTTATGGCTTTTATGGAATGGGTTTTAAAAAATTACCCAGATTTATTAACTTAACAAACCAATCCCACACTTGCAATCATTGTGTGGGGAAGAATGATATGGAGAACGATTTAGATAAAGAATGTAAGCAATGTGGATTGGATAGCAATACTCATATTTTTGATTGTCCATTGGGACACACGAAACACAATTTTAAGTATTCTCATCAAGAAATTAGACAAGCTCAAGCAACAGGAACTAATATAATTTATATTGATGTTGTTGTATGTACAGATTGTGGAATTATTAAAAGAAATATTAAATAATATGTCCTCCTCTAAAAACAAAGTTAAAAATATATGTGAATATAAGCCTTGCAATAAAGATGCAAAATACACAGAAGCTAGTGGAGATGGGCGACTTGTTATAGTTTGCCTTATACATAGAAGATTATTACGAAGACAAAAGTATTTTTTATCATAATATGAAACCCAAACTTAAAAATATGAATAATAACCAAAAAATTGAATTAAGCAAGTGTTGTGGGGCGAAAAGTAATCATATAACTGCTTGTTTTGTTAATGGTTGTTGTACCAAATGTGGTAAACCCTTCATCCCCCAACCTATTGAAGAAGATAAACAAAACATTGAAGAAGAAAATTTTGAAAGAGATTATTCTCATACTCACTGTTGGGAACAAGAGCAACCATCAGCTTGTGGAATACCACTAGAAAAACATAATCAATGTTGTTTATGTGATTTGAAATATACCCCTATTGAAGAAGAAAAGAAAGTATTGGTTTGTTTCTGTCCTAGTTGTGAAAATTCATTTGAAAGCATAACAGCTGAAATTGATACTCAATCATTTTGTCCTCATTGTGATAATGGAGCTGTTTGTTCTTTTTGGGAATATTCTACCCTAAAAAAAGAAAAGAAAGAAGATTGGCGAACTGAATTAAGTTTATTGATACAAAAATTACATTCTAAAAAAGATGATTGGAACTCGGCAATAAGAATGTATGATTTTATGGAAGATTTTGTTCTCTCCCAAGAAAAGAAACTTAAAGAAGAGATAGTAAAAATGGCTACACTTACAGAATGTGAAATACCAGACGAAGGTAAGTCTTCAAGACACAGATTTTATCACATAGACAAAACAGATTTTGAGAAGTTTATCAATATTTTAACCCCCTAGTCCTCGTCTAACTAGGATAAATTAAGAAAAGTATTATGGAGAAATTAAAACAATTGCTAGTAGAAAAGATTTATAATGAAGTAGTAATGTATGTTTTATTGCATATTAAGAAAAATCAAAATTATAGTGAAGCAAGTGCAAGTGAACCAAAATATTTATTAACTAATATACAAAACTAAAATGGAAAAGGCGATTAAAAAAGCAATCGAGGGAGGATATAAAATGTATAAGTTAGCTAGTGCTGAAGAGATAGAAGCATTTCCTCAAATCTTTCTCCTTGACCCTCTATTCTGGCACTCGCTTTATGGAGAGAAATATGCTAGAATTAAAGCATTAGAATTTATTAACCACATTTTTGACAATGGAAGTATTGACCAATTCTTTGAGCAAACACCAGATATGGGGGAGAAACAATAAACGGAGAGCTAGACCGAATTGTTTAATTTGTGGCAAGGAAGTAAAAACGCAGTATAACAAGTTATGTTCAGTGTCGTGTTCAAATCGGTGGAAGTATAAGGATAAAAGTAATCACCCAAGTTGGGAGGGAGGCAAGACAAAAGAGTATAGGAGATTAAGGAATAGTATTTAGAAAGAATTAGAGTTGTGGAAGAAAGCAGTTTTTGAGAGAGATGGTTATAAATGCGTAGAATGTGGTTCAACAAAAGAATTGTGTGCTGACCACATCAAACCATTTATAGATTATCCCGAATTAAGAACTTCAATTACAAATGGTCGGACTTTATGTTATGAGTGTCATAAGAAAACAGAAACCTATGGTAAAAAAATTAGAACATATAGAAAGAGCCATCCAAAAAGCGATTGACGCAGGTTGGAATTATAAGTTGCTTGATAGTTATAAATGGGATAAAGGAGAATTTTCAGACGCTTTATTAGACCCAGAATTTTGGAAGTCATTAGGAAAAGCAGAGGAGTGGGTAGATGTTGGGAAAGATTTAGAAGATAAAAGTTGGTATATTGTTTGGACTGATTTTATTTACCACATAGCACAAGGTAAAAGTATAGACGACTTCTTTAATAACTTAATCAACTAAAATGCTGGATAGAATTATTTAAAGGAAAGAAGTCACTCCTAAAAGCAGAACCTACTATATGGTTTAAAAAACCTAGCAAAATAGAAATAAAAACTGGCAAAAAATTTAAATTGTTTTAACTCGTAAAGAGCAGTAGACGAGAATTATTATAACTTACTGCTGAATTATTATGGAAGAAAACGACAAAGAAATAATATACAAAATACTGCACGTCTTAAAAAGATTAAATAATGGAATAAATGACGAATGGAATGATAGAGAATTAGACAGAATAAAAGAAGAATTAAAGGTCGCTAGGGAATAATTAAACTATAAAAGAAAAATAAAATGAAACAAGCAAAAGAACAACTTAAAATAAAGTTACAAGAAGTAGAAATAGAAAAAGAATCATTAGAAGATAAAATAAAGCATTTTGAACTGCCCGACAGAATTATGAAGGAGTTTGAAACCGGCTTTGGTTTTCCTAGAATATCACAAGAATTAGGGTTAGAAGAGAAACTCGGCAAAGAAACTTATACAAAATTATATAATGAAATAAAAATTATCTTGAATAAAATTATAGGAATGATACCAGAATATGAAAAGACTAAAAGACCTTGCCAAGTTTGCAAAAAAGTTAAAAAATTGGTAGAATAATTATGAAAAAACATAACTTCTGTGCCTATTGTAAAAAAGAGATGAAAGTTCGGCAAGTAAAATACAGAATACACCCCATAAATAATAAACTTTATAAGGATAATTACATCTGTGGGCTATGTTTCTTTAAACCCTTGACTTCTAAACTTTAACTATGCTTATCACTAATAAACAATTAAAAGAAATAGAATTTTTAGAAAAGTATTTTGATATTGATAGTTCAACCAAAGAACAAAGAGAAGAATATATTTATCACACGGTAAGAGGAATTAAGGGTAAAAATCCTATTTATGATAAAAATCTCTTATTCCAGGCAAAAAGAAAATTAGATATAAATATAAAAATGTGGCGAAAAGATTTAACTATTGGGTTAATTTCCGTAGAAGAACTTAAAGAAGACTTTAATTGTGAATACGGACATAATTTAATTGATTCTATTATAAAAAGTGTGGATAAAAAATATAGAGAAAAAATGTTTAAAAAATATTCTAAAATCGTAACTATATTATCTTTTACTAATTTCCCTGAAATTATGAATTACTTGCAAAAAATATATGTGTTAAATATACGTATTGTTAAGAAAGAAAATATAGATAAACTTATCCCAATTTTAATATATTGACATTTAGTATAGAGAGAGTATAATGGATAAATGAATGAAGAAACTCTATGTGGAAAATGTAATAAACTAAAAGGTAAAGAAGATGGGTGCTGTAAATGTGGACGACCAACATCTTATTCAGAAGAAATTTTAAATAAAACTAAAGAATATAAAGAAAATTGGCAAAGTATTTTCCCAGAAGATAAATTACCAACAATAGAAGGATTATCTTTATATATTTCTATCAATCGTTCTACAATATATGATTGGATTAGTCAAGTAGATAATGAAGAATTACAAGAGTTTTCCAACATCGTAGAAGAAATTTTAGCAAAACAAGGAAAAACTTTAGTAAACAAAGGATTAGCAAATGAATTTAATGCTTCTATAACAAAAGTAATGATGAGTAAACACGGATATAAAGAAGCAAATGAAACTGATTTAACTTCTAAAGGAGAAGTATTACAACCTATTTTAGTTAAATTTATTGATGGAAAAACAACTGACGACAATAGAAATACCACAGGAGTATAAAAGGCTCTTTGATAAAGATTGGAGAGAAGCAGGTATCTATGGAGGTAGATTCTCTTTAAAATCACATACAGTTGCTAGAGTTCTTTTAATTAGAGCTAGACAGAAAAAGACTAGAATAGCTTGTTTTAGAGAGTTTCAAAATTCTATAGCAGAAAGTTCTTTTCAACTACTAGCAGATTTAATAAAGAAATATGAATTAAAAGAATTTGAACTAACTAATAATTCTATAATAAATAAAGTAAACGGTTCTGATTTTATTTTTAAAGGTTTATGGAACAACGAACAAAGTATTAAATCTATTGAAGGTATAGATATTGCTTGGATAGAAGAAGCTCAAACAGTTTCTGAAAAGAGTATTGAAGTATTAACTCCAACAATTCGTAAAGAAGGTTCTCAAATAATCTATACTTACAATAGACTTTTAGAAGAAGACCCAGTACATACTAGATTAGTTACAGAAGGTAGACCAAATACTTTAATAATAAATGTTAATTATGATATTGCTATTAAATATGGTTGGATGCCTGATGTTATTTTAAAGGAAATATTAGATGATAAACAGAAAAGACCAGCATTATATAGACATAAATGGTTAGGTCAACCCCATACTTTAGAAAAAAAGATTTATAAAGATTGGGCTATTGTAGATGAAATACCTCACGAAGCTAGATTAGTGCGTAGGGGATTAGATTTTGGCTATACTAATGACCCTAGTTCTATTGTTTCAGTATATAAATATAATGATGGCTATATTTTAGATGAAGAATTAT